TTGGTATAAATATAGTATAGATTTATATTTATATAAAGGAGGGGGGTTTTTTTCTTTTAAGAATTTATTTATTCGGGTGTTGCTCCCTTAACACCAGTTACTTTTTATCCCCTCTCCTTTTTTTTTTACACTTTACTTAAAAAACAAATATACGCATATTTATTTATATAAAAAAAAAGTAATATGCAAGAAACAAGTAAAAACGGGGCACACAAACTAACCGTAGAAAGAGTAAAAGTAATTCAACAACTATTCCAATTTGAGGATATAAAAGACAGTGATATTGCTGGTGTATTTGGCGTTAGCCGTGAGAGTATTAACCATATACGTCACGGTATACGTTGGGCTGACGTAACAGGTATACAACCTAAAACGGGTAACAACTTTAGGCAATATACCATTAAGGAGGACACAATCAAACAACAGATGAAAGATGCTTTGATTAACCATATCTCCAACTTTAGGTAAATAATACTATTTTACCACAAACTTAAAATTATTTAACCCTGCGTATTGACTGTGCGCAGGGTTTTTTTTATACTATATATATAACGATTAAAACAAACGACAAATGAAAAAATTAACTTTCCACAGAGTAGATGGCTTTGAATTTCTACCATACATCTCATACATTAACCTTCCAAGAAAAGTAATCTCCTTTGGGTGGCTATTTTGGTATTGGAACATTAACCTTTAACACCAAAGAGAAATGAAGATTAAAGAATGGGCGAAAGCCTACAAAAAAGCGACTAACCCTAAAAAAATACCTTTGTGGCTTGTTCTTTTTGGGAGTCAAGAAGATGTGTTTGCCTTTTTTGATAAAAGGCTAAAGGAAGAACTTAACACAAAAGACAAATGAAAAACAACTTAGTAAACACCTTAAACTTTTACAAAGACCAAGTAACTTTATTTACCGAGTTAGGTGACAACCACCGTGTTAACCTTTACAAACAAACTGTAAAGGAGATTGAGACATACCTTAAAAACAATTAATATGGTAACTAAAACAACAAACCCTGATTTAGTATTTGGTAACCACCCACTACTAAGTCAGTTAATATACAGTCCGTTATACCACGACGACATGCAAAGGGCTTTACGGTTAGGTTATACCCCTGAGGAGATAATAGATATATATACAGACCACTTTGATACTGAGGGTGTTAAAACATACTTAGGTTACGACGGTCGGTCAAATAAAATACAAGAATGGAAGAGGTAACAATAAACGTATTTGACAATATTGAAGAGGCTTTATGGATAACGAAGATATAGAATACAGGCTATACCAACGTTTGGATACGTTACATACACAATATAAAGACCAACAACAACACTTTGACCTTTACGAGGACTGGTTAATTAACAACGACGAGAAAACCCGTCAGTGGGAACGTATTGCCCTTAAACGTTACAACAAACACCGTGACATGCAGGTTACCTTAGCACAAATAGAGGTGTTGGAAGAATTAATAATATTTTAGGTATTTTAACTTATTTGTAAAAAAAGTTTACTCTGCGCATTGACTATGCGCACAACGTTTACTATACTATATATATAACAATTAAAACAAACGACAAATGAAAAAAGTAGAAACAACACTAACAAACAAAGAGGTAACCATACTAACAAATATGGTTAACCAACAACTAACAGTATTACAAATGACTGACGGTAACTATTACCAAACTGAGGGTTTTAAGACCCTAACACAACTACAGGAAAAACTTAGAGACTTAAACTTACAGATAACCAAATAAAATGAAGGATACACTACTACAAATCAAACAGGCGTATACTGAGAAACAGGGTTGGGAATGGTATAGTGAAAAGGAAAAAACCTCCAACCTAAATGCTAAAATTAACCGATTAAACGACCAGTTAAAGGGAACTGGTTTTACGGTAAGAAATACTAACAATAGTGTTAGTTTATGTAAAGGTCAGTGCACCTTTACGCATTGGCACATAAGTGAATATAACTTTTACGCAAACTGTAACTATCCACCTAAGTTATCTTACGACAAGATGAAGGAATGGTTGGAAATAGAAAAAAAGGTTACCTTAGAGGTGTTTAATAATGAGAGTAATACCAACGTAGGTAAACAACGTGTTAAAGAATTAGAGCAAACCATAAACACCTTAGTTGACGATATTACCAGTGACTACTACGAGTATATTATTGAGAGTGAATACACCCCCGTTAGTAACAATGCAGTATGGTATAGAAACAAAGGTTACCAACCTAACCGTGTAACCTTTGGTAACTTTAGTAAAACCGGTAAAACCGCAACTATTACCCTATACTTTGACGACGGTAATAAAATAGAAATGAAACGTTATAGTATATTGACGTTTTTTAAGTCCAACTATTATTGGATACAAAGTGAAATAAAACAACAGGCAAAGTTGACTAAATAAATAATAAACCTTAAAATTAATTAAAAAGTAAAAAGTATGGCAACACAGAAAGATTTAGTAAAACACTACTTAGAGGATTACCCTGAGTTACGTAACGGGTCAAGCGTTAAATTGGCGTTAAAAGTATGGAAAGACATTATTGAGGTAGAGGGTATTACCACCCTACAAGACTTCTTAAACAAATACGAGAGTGGTGTATTACCCTGTCCTGCAGGGTTATCGGCAACAGCACGTAACGTAAAGAAGGACCACCCTGAATTAAAACCAGAAACCAAAGTGCAAGAGGCAAACAATAAACTACACAACACCGTATATGTAAACGAATACGGGCAAACACCTATTTAATATGAAAGAAGATAATGTATTGGCGGCACGTATAGCCCGACAAAGCCAAATGGAAAGGGCAATTGAGTATTACCAAATGTTAGGTAAAACACCTACGTTAGAAGATTTAACCCTGACAGCACATATACTACATAAGTTTATTGTTGACGGTTGGAGTGGTGACTACAAAGAGTTAATCCAAAAGATGGACGGACATATTGTTAATAATTATTAATATACATACAAATAGGGTTACCTAACACCCTTCTTTAAGTTAGGAAAGTCGTTTGTTGTGAGGGGGGTATTATTTACCCCCCTTTTTTATTTATTAACATATTTATAGTATATGGAGTTAAACAAATGGATAGGGGAGAACCACAACGAGTTACAACACGTAATAGGACGTATTACCAGTAACCATGCATTAAGTGACGAGTTATACCAAGAGGTAATACTACAACTGTTAGAGAAACCTGATAAAATTAATGCGTTACCTGACAACCAAAAGATGTTTTATTTTATACGGGTTGTAAAGAATAATTGGCATAGTAATACCAGTCCATTCCAATACCGTAGGCAACAAGATTTACAACGACATATACCCTACGACCATTCACACGGTAAAAGTTTATTAGACGAGAGATATGAGGAGAATGGGCCAAGTATGGAGTGGGTAATAGACCAACTAAATACGTTGGACTGGTTTAACCGTGACCTATTTAAGATGTGGATTGACTTAGGCACCTATACCAAAGTTAGCCAAGATACTACTATACCACTTAATAGTGTTGGTAAATATATAAAAGAGACCATGCATGTATTAAACGTGAGATGGGATAAAGAAATTAAAAAACGTAATAAATGAGTTGTAACACGTGTAAAAAGAAAAAAGGTAACAACATAAAGCACCTTAGTAAAACGACCGTTACGGACGAGTTAAAGACCGCATACGAGTATGTTAGTATTGCATCCAAGATGAATAATGAGAAATGGGCCTTTGTTGACGAGGTATTACAAGAGTATTACCCCGGTAGGCACAAAACAAATACAGGGTGTAAAGATTGTGTTAGGGCAACGGCTAAGTTGGTAGAATACCTTTACAATAAAAACTGAGAAATTATTTAGTCAGGCTTTAGTTTTTTTATAACTATTGGATATTTATTAATCGTGTAGGGAGACACGAGACCACCGAGCCCTACATTTGTTAAAGGTTACTACTCGGGGGGCATGCAAAGTAACCACTACAGGACAAGGGAGAAAGTAGGCATCACGGGTGTAACGACCTAAAGGGTAATCTCCAAATTAATTAACCGTTACTGTTAGTTAATCAGGCCGACAAATAGTCGTGTAGTAGTCTGACCACCTATAACCGTAGGTGGGCTACAACAGAACCCACCTCTAAATAGTGTTTATATATTACTACTAAATAATAATATTAATAAATAATATAGTATTTTAATTTATTAATAATTTACTACTATTTATATAAGTAAAAAAAAGTAATATGATAGAATATATTGAGGTAAACAAACTGCAAGAAAATCCAAACAATCCAAGAGTAATAAAAGATAATAAGTTTAACCAGTTGGTTAAAAGTATACGTGAGTTTCCAAAGATGTTGGAGTTACGCCCTATTGTTGTTGACGATAACTACGTAGTGTTAGGTGGTAATATGAGATTAAAGGCTATTACCGAAGCGGGGTTTACACACACCCCCTACATCAAAGCCACTGACCTAACTGAAGAGCAAAAAAGAGAGTTTATTATTAAAGATAACTTAGGTTACGGTGAGTGGGATTGGGATATTATTACCGCTGAGTGGGATACCGAATTATTAGAAGAGTGGGGTATGGATGTTATACAACACGATTGGAGTGAGTTAGAGTATATTGAGGACGAACAAGAAAGGGCTGAGAATAATAAAGATACCCGTTTTATTGTTACCATCGGTGTAGCCTACGAAGATGTTAGGCAACAAATACGAGACAGTATTGAGGATTTATTAAACGACAAATACCCTGGTTGTGAAATCAAATAATACCCACTTAAACCTGTTAATAAGTTATGCGTGGGTTGCCCGTAATAAGGGTTGGACTAACGATATGTGCCACCACCACTCCAACGGGGATATTAACCTTATGTTTGATAGTGGGGCCTTTACCAAACACCAAGCAAAAAACCACAACAGTTATAGTTTTATTAACGTGGACGACTATAGCAATTGGATTGAGAAATACCGTAACTATTGTGAAAAGTATATTATGCTGGATGTAATAGGTAACGAAAGTAAAAGTAAAAAAAACTACGAGTTAATGGTTAAACGTGGGTTGGACCCGATGTTTGTATTAACAGTTGACGATACCGATTGGAGTTACTACAGAGATACGTTGGATATTAACCCCCACGTTTGTATTGCCGGTGGGGTTGCAGATAAAAGTGACTGGATGAGTAAACGTTTCCAAGACGCTGACCTTTACGGTGAGGGTAAAGCATTAATACACGGGTTAGGGTATGTTAAACACCCCACCATATTACAGTTACCACTACACTCAGTAGATAGTAGTAGTTGGTCTCAGGCACCGTTAATGTTTGGTAACCTCATGTATTACGACAACGGACTAAAAACGGCAAACTACAGAGATATACTAACTAAAAAAACTAAGTTACCACAACAACTTATAGTGTTGTTTGAGAAACTTAAGATTACACCAAAGCAATTTAGTAATATGGATAACCACAAAGGGGGGTCAAATATAGAGTTACTAACCAGTATTATTGCTAATATAGAATACCAAAAGATATGTAAACGTAACGGGTTAGACCTGTTTTTATCCACTATATCTCACAAACAACTAAAACAGTTAATAGGGGTAAACGAGATGTTAGAAGCGGGTAACCTAACCTATGATAAATATAAAAAACTATAAATTAACATGCAAGACAAATGTATTGTTTTACTAAGTGGAGGACAGGATAGCACAACCTGTTTATACTGGGCCTTAGAGAGGTTTACCAACGTAGTAGCCGTAGGGTTTGACTACGGACAGTCACACGTAGTAGAATTGGAACGTGCTAAGAAAATTGCAAAAGATGCAGGTGTAGAATACCGTATTATTAACGCTAAAGGTTTATTGGCTAAAAGTAGTTTAACTGAAAACGGTGACCACAACCAACAGTCCTACGTAAACCCCGATTTACCAGCCTCTTTTACCGCAGGCCGTAACATACTATTCTTAACCGTTGCAGCCTCCTTAGGGGCTGAGTTAGGTATTAATAATTTAGTTACCGGTGTTTGCCAAACGGACTACAGCGGTTACCCTGACTGTAGGAGAGATACCATAGATGCGTTGGAGGAGACGTTAACGTTAGGGGTTGGTAACGGTAACTACATTATTTATACACCATTAATGTATTTAACCAAAGCCGAGACGTTTAAGATGGCAAAAGAGTTAGGGGTATTGGATATTATTATTAACGATACTATGACGGACTACGACGGTGCTAACACCAAACACGAGTGGGGTTACGGTAACTTAGATAACCCTGCATCCAACCTTAGGGCTAAAGGGTATTACGAGGCAAAAGAAAAAGGTTGGTTATGATTAAGATAAGAAAAAAATACCACTTTTACGCAGGGCACCGTAATCCAAGTGGGGGTGAGAAATGCGGTAGACTACACGGTCACACGTATAGGGTGTTTACAGAGTTTGCATTTAACCAAATTAACGAAGGTGGGGTTACCATGCTATTTAGTGATATTGACGCTATTGTGGAACCTATTATTAAGTCACACGACCATATCTTTTTACTACACGACCAAGACCCCCTAAAGGGTGCATTGGATTTATTAAACGAACCGTATTACGAGTTACCGTTTGAGAGTAGTGCTGAGAATATGGCTATATGGATTTATAACCAAATAAAACGTGCAGGTTTACCTATTACCCGTATTGAGTTACAGGAAACGGAGAGTAGCACAATAATTTACGAAGGTAATGAGTAATATACAAGATTTTAAGTTACCCCTAAGTGAGAGTTTTTACTCACTACAGGGTGAAGGACCAACAACAGGTTACCCGTCAGTGTTTATACGTTTGGCTGGTTGTAACTTAATGTGCGGGGGTCAGGGCACGCAGTTTGACGGTGAATTGCATAACGGGGCAACGTGGCGTTGTGATACCTTAGAGGTATGGATGCAGGCTAAGATGGTTGCCTTTGAGGACAGTATGGACGAGGAGTGTAAACAGGCTTTACGTGACGGGGCTAACCTTATTTTAACGGGGGGTGAACCAACCATGCAAGAGGGTAAACTAAAACACTATATACAGTGGGTTAGAAACACGTTTAACCCTGACTGTTACGTAGAGGTAGAAACCAACGGGACTATTTTACCAACACAAGAATTTAGGGATATGGTTAACCAGTTTAATATCTCACCAAAGTTAAAAAACAGTGGTAACGAATTAAGTGCTACGTGGAAACCAAAGGTAATAGAGGCGTATAACAACCACCCTAACGCAGTGTTTAAGTTTGTGGTTAGTGACCATACTGATTACGCTGAGATACGTGAGTATTACTTAGATTTAGTTGACCCTAAAAAGGTATGGTTAATGCCTGCGGGTGAAAACCAAGATTTACTAAGTAACACCAAAGAGGTTGTGGCTGAGATGGCTAAGAAATACCACCATAAATTAACTAACAGATTACATATAGAGATATGGGACAAGAAAACGGGGGTGTAACCCTTATTACGTGGCAAGATATTAAAAAGAAAATAATGGGCTGGAATAGAAACCTTAAGTATTACGGTATACCAAGAGGGGGTCAGTATATAGCGGCACTATTAAACCCTGTTGATACCCCTGAGGAGGCTGACGTTATAGTGGACGATTTAATTGACTCTGGTGCAACTAAAAAACGTTGGACGGAGTTATACCCTGATAAACCGTTTATGGCGGTTATAGATAAAACTACACCCGAATACAGTGGTAAATGGATACAGTTGCCGTGGGAAGAAAAGGGTGAGATTGACGTGGAAGAGCACATGCTACGTGTATTACAGTATTTTGACGACCCTAACAGAGAGGGGTTACGTGATACACCAAAGCGTTACATTAAGTTTATGAAAGAGTTTTTAACAACACCCGAGTTTAACTTTACGGTGTTTGACTCTGAGGGTATGGACGAGATGGTATTACAAACCAACATACCGTTTTACAGTTTGTGTGAGCACCATATAGCACCTTTCTTTGGTTACGCCCACGTGGCTTATATACCAAATGGTAAGATTGTTGGTATAAGTAAATTGGCACGGACTGTTGACCTATACGCCCACAACCTGCAAAACCAAGAGCGTATTACACAACAGGTGGCCGAGAGGTTACAAACAGAGTTAAACGCTTTAGGGGTTGCCGTGGTATTAACAGCACAACATACGTGTATGAGTATGAGAGGTGTTAAAAAACACGATACGTGGACTACAACCTCAAAGATGTTAGGGGTGTTTAAGGACGACCTAAATGCACGTAACGAGTTTTTAAGTTTGATTAAGCAATGAGGTTAACTAAAGAGCAAAAGTCGTTTATAAACACCCTTAAAAAAAGCCTGGGTATTGTTACCGTGGCTATACAACAAGAGGGTATTAAACGTGAAGATTACGACGAGTGGTTGGAAAACCCCTTTTTTAACTTTGAGATAGAAAAGGTAAACTCACAAAGTTTGGATTACGTAGAAAACCAACTTATGCAATTAATAAAAGAAGGTAACTTAAGTGCAATACAGTATTACCTAAAAACTAAAGGTAAAGATAGAGGTTATGGATAACGAGAATAAGAGAAAACCTGGTAGGCCAAAGGGGTCTAAAAATGTTAAAATGACGGCTACTGAGGTAGAGGTGTTTATTAAACGTAGTATTAATAAAATAATGAAGGACCACCTAAGTTGGAAAGAATATATTAAGTGGTGCAAAGGTAACGGGCTAAGTGAGATGCAGGGTAATACCTATTGGAAACGTAGTTGGCAAACCATACGTGAGAAATATAACTTAGAGAAAGATAAACAAATACACAAACACCTACTTAGTTACTGGAAACTATACGACGAGGCTATTGATAAGGGTGACCTTAGTAATGCACGTCAAACGTTGGACGCTATTGCTAAATTAATGGGATTAAACGAACCTGACAAATTGGATATGAATGCAACAGGTGAGATTGCCTTTAAGTTTGGAGATGAATAATGGTAATAAAAGGGTTTACGCCGCATACGGACCAGCGTAGGGTAATAGACGCTATTGAGAATACACCCTCAGCAAAGTATATAACACTCGTTACGGGACGTCAGTGGGGTAAAACACTGTTAGGTATTAACCTTATACTAAAGTGGGCTTTAACCACCCCTAACAGTAACCTTATGTGGGTCAGTCCAATTTACAAACAAAGTAAAAAAGTGTTGGACGACGTTACCGTAGCAATTGCTGGTAGCCCCGTAGTTACCAACATTAATAAAAGTGAGTTGGAGATTAAGTTTACCAACGGGTCTAAGATACTATTTAGGTCAGCCGAACGTGAGGATAACCTTAGGGGTGTGACTTTGGATTACCTTATTATTGACGAGAGTGCGTTTATTAAAGATACCGTTTGGGATACAGTATTAAAACAAACGGTTTTAGTTAGGGGTAAACGTGTATTGTTTCTCAGCACTCCAAAGGGTAAAAACTTTTTATATAACCTACACCTAAGGGGTGAAGATAAAACACAAGACCGTTACCTAAGTTTACGTGGGACATCTTATAACACCCCTTATATTACCCCTGAGGAGTTGGACGAGGCACGGGACACTTTACCCGAAGATATATTTAAGCAAGAAATATTAGCCGAGTTTATTGATTCTGGGGGAGAGGTATTTAAGGATATTGACCGTTACTGTATGTTACCCGAGTGGAGTAACCCTATAGGTAAAAAATACTACGCTGGTTTAGATTTGGGCCGTAGCAATGATTACACGGTATTAACTATATTGGACGAAGATGGTAACGTGGTATACATATACCGTGACCGACATAAGCCTTGGAATGAGATTGTTACCAACGTAATAAACCATATTAAACGTTATAAGGCAACCCTGTTTGTGGAGGTAAACAACGTGGGTGACGTTATCTTTGAGCAAATTAAAAACGTATACCAAAATACATACCCGTTTGTTACCACCAACAGTAGTAAACAGAATATAGTAGAAGACCTTATATACGGGTTAAACAACGGTGACCTAAGGTTACCATCAAAAGAATTATTTGAGCCGTTAAACCACGAGTTACGGGTGTTTACGTTTGTGTATAACCCTAAAACACGTAACATAAAATATGCAGCACAAGAGGGTCACCACGACGATACAGTAATAAGTTTGGCTATTGCCTATAACTGTCTTAAACAAAAGAAAACGTCAGGGTCTTATTACGTGTATTAAAATGAAAGAATAAAATTAAATATATTTATAGATATGGAGGTATTACAACAAATAAAATACGACGGTAAAACGTTTAACGTTTACGAACCAACAATTGATATTTGGCAAGAGTTAATGTTAAAAAAAGAATACGCTAACGATTACGATTTAGCGTTAACCGTATTATCGTGGGTAACGGGTTTAAGTTTGGACGAGATACGTGAGGCTTCACCCCGTAGTATTATTAACGCAGCGGATGGTATTATTAACTACTTTACCAACCAAAGTGATAAGTTTGAGGAGACCTTTACCTTTGCTGACCGTAACTACAGGTTTATTGATTTACCAAATATTACCTTTGGAGAGTATATTGATATTGAGGACGTATTAAACAAACCTATAGCAGAAAGGCATAAAAACCTTAATTTGTTAATGGCAATGTTGTATAGAGAGTTGGACGATAACGGTAACTATTTACCCTACGATATTGCTAACGTAAAGCAAAACGCCGAGAGGTTTAATAAGTTACCGATTAAGTATGTAAAAGGTGCAACGGTTTTTTTTTATCTTATGGTGAATATGTCCGTAGAAAATACCCGCTTTTATATCCACCAGAAGGCGTGGTGGATACTGAGGGTGAGGTTAACCAAACGGAAAATAAAAACCCTTTTGGTTGGTATGCAACGATACATGCGCTCAGCGGGGAGAATATTCTTAACGTGGAAAAAGTTACCAAATTAAACCATATTGAGGTATTTAACTTTATAACATATACCGTTGTATTAAACAATAAAAGAGAGCAAGAATTAAGAAAGAATGTTAAACTATAGAAACATTATTGACGACTTTGCAAAGTTGGCAAAAAACCACAAACAAATTAACAGTTTCTCCTCAGGGGATATTAACCAACTGGTCTTTTGGACGGAGCAAATTGACGGTAAAGATAACGAGAAAAACAACCCACCTATTTACCCGTTAATGTATGTAATACCGAGTGACGTAACACGTGGTGAGCAAGAAATAGTATACGGGTTTAATATTATTATTGCCGACATCATGGATACCAACAACAGTTACGATATACAGAAAGATTTATGGAGTGATACCCTACAAATTGCCGAGGATATTTTAGCACAGTTTAAGTATAGTGTTACCAACGCACAGGGTGACTACGAGGGGAGATACGACTTAGAGTTACCAACCACTATTACCGCTTTTAACGAGGCCTACACGGATAACTTAGTGGGTTGGAACTTAGATATAAGTATTGTGTTAGATAACCCGTTAAACCGTTGTATTGCACCTTATAACAACTTTGATTAATGGACGACGACTTTGACTTAAATGCATTTATGGTAAAATACGGTAACCTGTTTACCAAATACTTTAGACAGGAATTAAACCGTAAACGTTTGAGTGCACCAGGTTATACCGGTAGGGCTTATGCCTCCAAAGGTAAAGATGGGACTGATTGGAAAGCAAAAAACAAACGTAACCGTGAGTTTGCTGGTATGAGGCGTAGGTCACCCTTTGGAAGTAACTTAAGTGAGAGTATTGAGTCACAATACAACCCACAAACACAACAGTTAACAATACTTATGGCTGACTATTGGCAGGTGGTAGACGAGGGACGTAAACCTGGTAAATATGCACCCGTTGACGCAATACAACAGTGGTTAAGAAAGCCTGGTATTAATTTACCTATAGAAGCCTCGTTTGGTATTAACCGTAACATATTTAAGTTTGGTATTACCCCTAACGGGTTTTATGGACGTGCAACTGACCGTATAGCCGATAAAATAGAGAAAGAGTTTGAGGATAACTTTGACGAAATGTTAAACCAACTATTTGACAACTTAATAGAACCAAATACGCAATGATTTATATAGAGCAAAAACCCCTAAAATTAACACCTGTTAATACACAACATATTTACACGGTTAGTAGCCCACTTAGCGGTGAAACAGATTACCGTTATATATTTGATTTATACGTAGATACTACTACGGCAAACCCTACAAAGATTACACGACTTTTAGTGGCACCAAATACCTACGGTAAAGGTATTATTGACGTGCAAGATATAGTTAAAAACTACGTAGAGGGTAACGTGAGAAGTGAGCAACCACAATACACGAGTGAGACCACTACAGGCACTACATCTTACGGACTTATTACCAACACCAAAGGTATTGCACCGTCAAACGCATTTAACGCCGATACAAACTATAACATACAAACCCACGTTAGGGATTACCGTGTTATGGTTGGTGAGCAATACACGAGTGGTAACACAACAGTAGTGGATATATCTACGGGGGCAACAACACCCGCAACCACCTTTGAGGTGGAGTTTAGAATAGATAGGTTATACTGGTATAACGCCGGTGGTAACGCACCTGAAGGTCAAAGTATTACAACGGGAGTGGATATTGTTAGTGACAGCCCTGCGGTTGCAGTAACTAACCCTGCGGTAGAATCTTCACAACCTATTAATACTGCACCGTTTACACCAAATACGTCGGGTCAAACTATTACTATTAGTGAGAAATATAGTGGTAAATATTACACTATAACATATAACGGTGAATTCTGGGATGATTTACAGGGGCCGTTTTACCCTGTTACTGAAACCGCTGACCCTAAGTTTAGCCCTGACGCTGTAACCATTTGGCCCGGCACTACGTTAACGCAGGGGTCTTATACACCATACCTAACCAACAATACCTATTGGACGGATACAACACCTATTAACCAACACGAATACTGGGAGGTTAAACGTTACCTTATAAGTGGGACTACTGTTAACGAGCAACAACCGTCAAACTTTTTAACAACAGCGGGTAACGAGTTATATAGTATTAACGACCTAAGCCCTGGTATTATTACTCAAAGGGCAAGACGTCGTTACCACCACCCTAAGTGCCCTATTTTAGTTAGTTGGTTTAATGGTTTACTAAGTAGTAACCCTGACTTTGAGTTTAACAACGACGTGAGTGTATTAAACTACAGCACGGGTGTAACTCACACAGATAGTTATATTAACGTTTACGAGAACGAGTTTACGCAAACAGGGTATACGGGTTTAACACCGCAAAACGACCGTATACTGTATTGGAATCAAATACAACCTAACATTGCCGGTGGTAAAATATGTTTCTGGCTAAGTGACGCAATAGGAGAATACCAGTACGACGGCTTTGGTTATAGTGAGGTGTTAGAATATTACCTTAAAGAGGATAGTTGTTTAAGTGACCCTATACACGTAGTATTCTTAAACCGTCAGGGGGTATGGGATACATACACTTTGGATAGAAAGGCCCTTAAAACGTCTAATATTACCCGTAAAACGTTTGATAAGGGTATGGTTACTGATACAAATATGTTATCTTTACTAAGTAGTAACCGACGTAAAACCATATACGACCAAAGTATTACTGAGAGTATGGCGGTAAACACGTGGTATTTGGACGATAACGACCGTGTAATCTTAGAGGATTTATTTATGAGCCCTGAGGTTTACATTATTTTAGACCACGATTGGACGGGTAAAACAGAGAAAAGTTACAACCCGTATTTATTACCCGTAGTGGTAAACACAAATACTCTAACAGAATATAAAAACCGTTACAATAAAACCGCACAATACGGTTTTACGTTGGAGTATACACCTATAAACCAGTATAAAACGCAGGGTTAATGTTACAAATTAGAACCGTAGTAAACAGTGAGTTAAAATACTTAGACCTTTTTAACGACGAAGATATTAAAGTAGAGGTATCCTTTAACGAGGTGCAAGATATAACAACTAAAAACAGCCCTTTTAGTAAAACCTTTAGGTTACCCGGTAGTAAAAACAATAATGATATCTTTAACCACTTTTACGATACCAACAGTAGCACATTTGACTATAACCCTTTGCAAAAGTTTGAGTCTACTTTGGTTTACAACGGTTACGAGTTATACAAAGGTTACCTTAGGTTAAACAGTGTAACCCGCACAAATACTGACGTGGTTTACAACGTTACCTTTTACTCTCAGGTGGGAGATTTAGTTAGTAACATCAAAGATAAATACCTTAGTGACCTACAACTTTACACCACTGACCCTAACGAGTATATAGTAGATACATACCCTTTTACTTTAAGGCTTATACAGAATACCGAGAGTGACCCTGACCTAAGTTTAACAGCAAAAAACAGTAGTGAGGCGGAGTTAAACGGTAACGTATATTTTGCACTATTAAACAGGGGGTATATTTACGAAACAGATAAGGAGACGGATACTCAGTCGGTAAACGCCGATATTATCCCAAGATTAAAGTGGGAGAAACCACCGGCTGATAACGTTAATACTTTGGATTACTGGGATAGTGATAGGGTGCCACCTTTTGAGATACCAGCACGTCAGGTGCCAAGTATATACCTAACGGGGTCACTTAAAATTAAAGATTTATATACGTCCATATTTAGGGAGAATGGTTACAACGTAAAAAGTGACTTTTTTAATACTGCATACTTTAATAGGTATTACATGCCACTAACGGTTAGTAACGACGACCTATACCCCGTGCAGTCAGTTAAGGCTCAGTTTGCATTTGGAGAAACGGGGGCAACAACAGCAACGTCAGTAAACTATATTTGTGACCCTTTATATTGGCAAGAAGGACCGTTTTTTCCTAACCCTTTTCCGGCCGAGCACCAAAGGTTTGACTTAAGTAGTTATACGGTGGATACTGACAACATATACTTTAACGACGGCACAATGATTTTAGCACGTGACGGCACCTACATACTAAAAGTTAACTTTGACTACGTGGCTGAGGACGACGGGTTTTTTCAGTTTGCGGTAGTGCAAAGAGTCTTTGACCCTACACCACCTTTATACCCTACTACTCCGTGTTGGAATAGTGGTAGGACAATATCTGCTTCAGTTAACTTTCAAGTAGCCAGCGGTGATACGTCGTTAAATAATGAGATTGAGTTAGAGATTAATACCGCAAGGTTTACAGCCAGTTCTCCGTATTGTGCGTTAGACCGTATAGTTGGCTCAGGTGATACGTCACTTATTAAGATTACAAGAATTAATGTAGAGTTAATAGAGGGGCCTGCATATACTGTAGGTAACACCTACGACCCCACGTTGGAGTTTGTTAAACCCGATATTAAACAGTTGGATTTTGTTAGTGGTATTAACAAACTGTTTAACCTACTGGTAATACCTGACCCTGACGACCCTACAACGTTAATAGTAGAGCCTATTATTGACTGGATAGGTAAAGGGCCAACGTTGGATTGGAGTGATAAAATAGATAGGTCACAACCTATTACAGTGGAGCCCCTAACCAACATTATTAACGGGACGTTAGACTATGCATACAGTGACGATAGTAGTAGTGACGCAAAAAACTTTAAGGCGTTAAACAACCGTGTATTTGGAAGTAACCAGGTAGAGTTAGATACCGATTACCGTGACAACGTAACTAAGTTTGACAATATATTTGCCGGTCAGTTGGACGAGGTATTAAATACTAACAAAGGTATATTTGGTTTTACCATACCTAACTACTATACCACAGAAACCAAAGACGAGGACGGTTTAACGTTTACGCAATTTAAGCCGTATAAAACACCACCAAAGTTACTATTTAGGCAACCCCTATTACCTATTAAAAGTTTTAGGACAGGTCACCAGTGGTATAGTATGAGTTTTACAAAGATATACAACTGGAGTAGTAACAACAGGTTTAATACATACCCGTTTGGGGTTAGTGGGTTAACACATGCTGCGGTATGGAATAAAAACGACCGTATTAACCCGTTAGAGTATGGTTTAACTGCATATGAAGACCTTTACGAGGTTTATTACGAAGATTACATACAAGACCTTATTGACCCTAACAATCGTTTATTAGGTGCAACTATTTACGTTACCCCTGAGGAGATTAAAAACCTTAAGTTTAACGAGAAAATATTTGTTGACGGTAACTATTACCGTATTAACAAGATTACGGACGTCTCACTAACCAACGAAACGTTGGCTAAGGTGCAACTTATTAAGTTAACCCGTGAATATGAAGGTCACCGTGTTAGGTATTACGACCTTATTAACTGCACGGGTGGAACTGACCTACATACATCTACCGACCACAACTTTAGTATTTATTACCTAAAAGACTACAGGGTTAATATTGACGGTATTTGTTATACGGTAACCGCAGGTAACTACAACAGTGGGTATACCTACCAGTTTGTGGATATAAGTGACGCATATACGGATTGTGACTGTAGTATTAGTATTGACGACGTTGGTATAGAACCCTACGACGAGTTACAACCACCACCAACACCGTCACCTACACCAACGAGTATTTGTGGTGACTGTATATACTACGAGTGGGAGAACGAGAACCCTTATTTTGTTAGTGTTACCTATAGAGATTGTGATACACAAATTCTTACAACAGACTCAGTAGGTGCAGGTCAAATATATACAGCCTGCACGTGTAGTGCATATGGTTACAGGACGTCAGGTGGGTCACTAAGAGTAAACTTTACTGAGCCGTGTTACCCGTCCACTCCAACACCTACACCGTCACAAACACCAACGGTAACACCAACGGTTAGTATAACTCCAACACGCACAACAACACCACAACCAACACCAACAAATACTAAAACACCTACGGTAACACCAACACCGTCACCGTCGTTTGTGCCGGCACCAAATAGTTACGAGGTGATTAATTGTGACGACCCTGGTGACGTTAGGTGTGTAGGAAGCACTAACTTTATACCGGTGGGTAAAGTAGTTAAACTACAGGGTATAGTAGACTTATGTTTTGAGGTTGTTGGGCCGTGTGAAACAACGCAGGTGGGACAGGTTGATACTGAGCACGTTAGTTGTGAAAGTTGCCCGAGATAAAATATATATTTAGTAATAGGATATGGCTAAGAAAGAATTTGTATATACGGTAAAGGTAAACACCGACGGTGTAGAAAAAGAGGTAACTAAGGTTGCTGAGAGTATTGACGACTTTGAGGAGGGTATTGCTGGTTTACGTGACCAGTTAAACAAAGCACCCTTAGGGTCAAAGGAGTTTAAGAAATTAAACAACGACCTAAAAAACGCTGAGAAACAGTTTGAGAAAACTAAAATTAAATCTCAGGGGTTAGGTCAAAGCCTCGGTGAAATAGGTGGCCCTATAGGGGGTGTAATACAGGGTATTAAGGGTTTCGGTCAGTCACTAAAAGTATTGGCCTTAAACCCCGTAGGTGCTGTTATAACGGCTATTGTGGTTGCGGTTACCGCACTATACAAAGCGTTTGCATCCACTAAAAAAGGTGCTGAGTTTATTGAGAGGGCAATGGCTGGTGTTAGTGCAGCCTTTGACGTATTACGTGACCGACTATTAACTATTACCTCTTCTTGGAGTAACTTTACTAAAATATTTACAGTTGACTTTTGGAGGGACACCGCAAATGAGATTAAAAACGAGGCTACTGCAGCGGCTGATTTAACGGGTCAGTTACAAAGGTTAAAAGACCAACAACGTGACCTTAATACCGATAGGGCCAAACAGAACCTACTTATTGCTGACGCTAAATTGGCTATTAACGACGAGAATAAAAGTTACGAAGAAAGGTTAGCCGCATTAGAGGACGTCCGTAAAGAAGAGCAAAGGTTGGCTGATACTGAGGCTCAGTTGGCTAAAGACCGTTACGAGGCACTTAAGGCCTTGGCTGACCAAAGTGATTCCAGTGCTGAAGATTTGGATGCATTGGCTGCGGCTGAGCAAGAGTATTACAACAAACAGTTACAGTCAAAGCAAAAGCAAAAAGAGTTGTTTGACCAAGAAAAGTCACTACGTGACCGACAACGTGCTGAGCAAAAAGCCGCAGCGGATAAACGTATACAAGAGTTGCAAAAGTTGGCTGACTTTGAGCAACAGTTAATGTTGGATTTGATTGAGGACGAGGACGAGAAAGCCCGTGAGCAACTACGTATCCAACGTGACGCTGATATGGAGGCTATTGACCAACTAACGGCCACTGAAGATAAAAAACAAGAGTTACGTGACGCAGCCAACCGTAAATATAAAAACGCTGTTGACGATTTAGAGGAGAGTATTACGCAAAAAGAGCAAGACGAAATAGATAAACGTGAGGCTAACCGTAAAGCGGCTGACCAAAAGAAATTGGACGACGCACGTAGGGATATTGATATAAGGTTAGGGTTACAACAAATAGGTAACAAGGAGGACTTAGCACAGTTTGAGGCACTATTACTACAAAAACTAAATGCGGAGTTGGCGGCTGAGGGTTTAAGTAAAGCACAAATATTACAGATTACGGAACAATACAACGCTGATTTAGCGGCAGCAAAAGAGTCGTTGTATAACAAAGAAAGGGCTATTGAGTTACAAAAACGTGAGTTACTTTTTAGTGGTTTAGATACATTAATAAAAGTTGCCGGTGAGGAGAGTAGAATAGGTAAAGGTGCCGCAATAGCAACCGCATTAATTAACACGTATTTAGGGGTCAGTGAGGTATTAAGTCAAGAGTCTACCTTAGCGTCACCATTTGACGTTATAGCAAAGATTGTTAATACCGCAGCAATTTTAGCAACAGGTTTTCAGGCGGTTAAAAACATTAAGGGTGTAAAGTTACCGTCGTTTGCTGAGGGTGGTATGGTAAAAGGGCCTGGTACCAGCACCTCTGATAGTATACCAACGATGTTATCCAACGGTGAGAGTGTAATGAATGCAAAAACTACGGCAATGTTTGCACCCCTTTTAAGCACGTTAAACGTAGCGGGTGGGGGTAAACCATTTGAGGGTGAGTTAGAGAGACCAGCACCCCCTATAAATGAAGCACAACCCGTATTTAAGACCTACGTTGTTGCTGACGACGTATCTACTCAGGTAACATTAGACCGACAGGTTAAATCACGTAGTATTATTTAATCCTGCAAAGTTACCATTAATTTATATTTAGAGTTATAACACAATACATGCATGCGTATAGTAGAGTTACTTATTGACGACGAATTAATGCAAGACCCTGAGGTTGGTATTGACGGTATTGCTTTGGTAAACCGACCAGCCCATATGGAGAATTGGTTAGCCTTTAACGAGGTTACCACTAAAAAACAACCCCACGAGTATTTAACGGACGACGAGTTAAACGAATTGGCAGAGGCTATTACCGTTTTAGGTGAGCCGGCTGAGATGGACGGTTGGGAAATAGTTAAAGTGGAGGAGTTACCCCACAACAACGAGTTTGTAGGGCAAATTAAAAGTGACCCTAACAAAGTTAGTGGTGAAGATACCCCCTTTGGACGTATACGTTACAAATATGTTGGGCCTAAAGACGGTAAAAACCGACCTTTCTGTAGTGAAATGTTAAAGAAAAACTTAGTTTACCGTATAGAAGATATCCAAAGTTTAACCGACCGTAACGTAAACGACCAGTTTGCACCATACGACGTGTTTGAGTGGAGGGGAAGTTACAACTGTCGTCACAGGTGGGTTAAATTAATATACGCACCTATTGACCCTGATAAGGGTAAAGCACAAAATAGGTTAATTAACAAAGCCGGTAGTGAGCGTAACTTAGACCAAACACAAGATATACCACAACAAAATACCACTACTATTGCCGCAGCCAACAACGGTTACGACGCATTAGCCGAAAGTTACGGTTTTGCCTTAGTTGATATTATTGACAATTACCCGTTGTTTACCACCAAAGAGGAGGCTGTAAACTTAGCAAATATTGTGGGGTGTAAAGGTTACCATACCCACGAGGTTAACGGTGTAGAGTATTACATGCCGTGTGAAAAACACCCTGAGAAAACAGAGATGGACGACGCTATATACGACGTGCCACAATATGCACGTGATAAAGCCTGTAAAGCCCGTAAATACAAAGAGGAGAACCCCGATAACGATTGTGGAACCCGTGTAGGTTGGACGAGGTCAGCGCAATTGTGTAACGGTGATAAGGTTAGTAGGGATATTATTGCACGTATGTCCGCATTTGGCCGTCACTTAGCAAACGCTGAGAAACAAACGAGTTACGAAGGTAACTGTAGTTTACTTATGGTAGATGCGTGGGGAGGAAAAGAAGGTATTGAATGGGCCAGTAAAAAGTTAAAACAAATTGACGAGGAGATGGCTATTGATACTACAGGGTTACCACAATATACCAACGAGACGGGTAAAACTATTACTGAGGAGTTTATTGACCCTAACCCGTGTTGGCCTGGTTACGAGGCTATAGGGACTAAAATTAAAAACGGTAAAGAGGTGCCAAATTGTGTGCCTAAAACAGCCAACAGTATACCTAAGTTATCGTTTAATATGGACGACGATAAAATGGAGATTACAGGGGCCGCGCTGGTTCCAAATAAACTTATTGTTAGAACGTCACCAACGGGAGAACCCTACTACGTTTACTTTAGTGAAGAAACGGTAAAACAACTTAGTTTTAAGTTTATGCGTGAGAAACGTTTAGACGCAACCAACATTGAGCACAGTAACCTTAAGGCTAAGGATACCTACGTAGTAGAGAGTTGGATTGTTAGTGACGAGATGGACGATAAAGCAAATGCGCTGGGTTTAAGTTACCCTAAAGGCACGTGGGTTATAACTATGAAAACCGACGACCCTAAGGTATGGAGTGATATTAAAACCGGCAAATATGCAGGCTTCTCAGTAGAGGGTTACTTTAGTGAGAAAGCCGTTTTTAACCAAGAGGACGTCTTGGTTAACCAAATAAAACTTTTGTTAAATAATATAACAGATGAATAGTAAAGAAGCAATTGCAAAGATTAAGCAACTTTTATTCGGTGCTGAAACATTCGGTTACCTAAAAACCAAAGACGGTGTTGAAATGCAAATTGAGGGTGAGGTAGAATTGGAAAAAGAGATTTACATTATTACCCCTGACGGCAACATACCCGCTGAGGAAGGTGACTACGAGATGGAAGATGGGCTTAAAGTAAAAGTTAAAGAAGGTTTAATTGACGCTATTGACTACGCTGGCGCTGAGCACGAAGACGAAGAGGAGATGGAAACCGAAGAAGAGGTGGAAATTGAGGCTGAGGCTGAGGTTACTGAGGACGAAGTTAAAATGGTATCCGCCGAGTTAATTGACGGGACTATCGTGGAAACTGACACCGAAGAATTGAAGGTGGGTGACGCACTATTTGTGGTAACCGAAGAAGGCAGAGTTGCGGCGCCAGATGGTAATCACGAAACAACCGACGGTTTGGTTGTAACAGTGGAAGATGGTATCGTTAAAGAAATTGAAACCAAAGTAGTAGAAGAAGAGGTGGAATTAAGCACCGAAACTACTGAGGGTATTGACGAATTATTAGAGGTGTTTACCGAAGGGTTTACCAAACTAAATAATGAGTTAAACGTAATCCGTGAGGAATACACTAAACTAAGTGAGAGTTTTAACAAATTCTCAGCGGAACCTGCAGGTGAAAGACAATACTTTAACACTGCGGATTACGCAAAAACCCTTAAGGCTGAAAAGATTAATAAACTACAGGCTTTAAGAGGTATTAAAAATAAATAAAAAAAATAAGTTTTATTAAAATGGAAAACAACTTAAAAAAACACAATTTTTCTTTTGATTTAAGCGCGTTAAATACGTATACTGACGAAGTAGGTGGTATGCTTTTAGCTGAGGCTATAGTTAAAGGAAAAACAGCGGATTTATGTATGGTGCAGAGTGGCGTAAAAGGAACTCAGGCCATTAACATTTTATCGTCAACACTTAACGTGCAAGACGGAGCGTGTGGCTGGAATTCTTCAGGTAGCACAACATTCACTCAGCGTGATATTACGGTATGTGATAAAAAGGTTAACGAAAGTTTATGTCCCCGTGACTTAAATTCTTATTGGGCCTCAGCGTTCTTAAACGCAGGCTCTTATAACGAAAGCGTCCCATTTGAGGAGGCTATTGCTCAGTTAAAGGTGCAACAAATTCAGAAATACGTAGAAGAGCAACTTTGGAGGTCAACAACAGGCACATCATGTTTTAACGGATTTGCAACGTTAATCTCTACGGGCACAACAGGCGTAGTGCCTGTAGTAGGTGCTTCAGGTATTACATCATCAAATGCATTGGCTGAGGTTGATAAATTAGTGGAATTAATCCCTAACGAAGTAGCGGACAGAGACGATATTATTATCTGGATGAGCATGGCTAACTACAGAAAATACTTAATTAACCTTAGAACGTCAAATTATTACCAAGATTTTATCGTTGAAGGTGACCAAATGACTGAGTATGTAACTATGCATCCGGGAACCAACTTCAGAGTGGTTGGCACGCATGGAATTAATACTGACGGTGTATATATGGGACCAGCGGAGTTTATGGTTGTAGGTGTTGACCTTATGAGTGACGAAGAAAGATTGGATATCTTTTATTCCAAGGACAACGACGAAGTGCGTGTTAGGTCAAATTTCAAGATTGGTGCACAGATAGCATTTCCTGAATACTTTGTAACTAACAATTTATAAAATCTATAAACTAACTAAAAAAACATAATTATTATGGCATGTCAAATCACATCAAATATTGAATTAGGCTGTGCGGCTTCAGCGGGTGGAATTAAAGAAATCTACGTAACGAGTGGCACTGTATCTGGGGCAAGTTATAATAGTGAAGGAGTCTTAACGGCTATTACTGCATCGGCTTTGTATACCTTTGAGTTACAAAAGCAAACGAGCAATTTAACCGAGACATTCCAAGTTAGTCTTGAGAATGGAACCACTTTTTTTGAACAGAGTTTAACGGCTGTTATGAACAAAATGGACCAAGATAAAAGAAACCAACTTAAACTGTTGGCACAGAACCGTAATATTGTTTTATTTGCAAAAGATAACAACGATACTATATGGTATTTAGGTGCTGACTTTGACGGAGGTTTTGTTAGTGCAGGGTCAGGCGAGAGCGGAACCGCATTTGGTGACCGTAATGGCTATTCTGTAACCATCACTACTTATAGTAAAGAACCTATGACGACCCTATCGTCGTCAACAATAACGGACGTAGTAACCGTTTAATATTAACGGGGTGGGTTTATATAGCCCACCCCTTTTTAAGCCATTAGAATTGAGATATGAGTAAATTAAGACCAAATAGAAAGTCGGGGTTAGGTCAGTATGTAAAACACGGTATCTTAGGTAAACAGAAGGTATACCGTAACACTGAGTTTGAGAGGGTGCCCGAATTAACGGACGAGGAGAAAAACCGTTTGTTAAACGAAAAACTAAAACCGTATACCTACGACCCACGTAAACACAAAGTAGTTAGGGCTGCAGGGCCTAAAGATTTGGCACCTACTCCAACTCCAACTCCTACACCTACACCTACGGGATATACTGAAGCGGATGCGTATTTAACGGCGGTGGTTGATGCTGGTGGCACAGGTATTACACCTACAATATCTGCGGCTACAAGGACTTTTTATAACTCGTTAATGGTAGATGGTTTATGGGATAAATTAATCTCGTTTTATCCATTCATGGGTGGCACTGCGGCTTCACATAAGTTTAATGGTAAAAACCCTGTTGATACAGATGCGGGTTATAGGCTTACATACTACGGAGGTTTAACTCACGACTCTGACGGGTTAACACCAAACGGGTCAAATGGTTACGCTGATACTCACGTTTTACCATTAGATTACATTGATGTAAATAACGGGTCTTTAGGAACTTATATACAAACTACAGCAACTACAAAGTCTTATCCGTGTGAAATTGGAACAACATACTACAATCAGCAAATGTTGTTGAGAAGTAAGAATAACGCTAACTTATTAGGTTCGTTATACGCAGGTTGGAATAACCCTGGTACCTCACCTCTTTTAGATGGTATGATAGTAATAAGTAGAACCTCAGGGGATGCCGCTGATACGGGATATTACCAACAGGGTTCGTTAACTTATACAAACGCACCAAACACCTCACCGATTACAGGTATGGTTTATCCGGTATTTATTGGAGCCGCTAACTTAAGAGGTGCTGGAGGTAACGACTACTCAGACAGGACACAATCCTTCACATTTGTAGGGTTAGGTTTAACGTCAAGTGAGGTTAGCAATTTAAGTAGTGCTGTAAATACACTACAGGTTGCATTAAGTAGAAACACATATTAGATATGAAAGTAGGTTTATTAACAGAAGAGCAAAAAGAATTATTAGTAGGTCAACTTTATATGGTTGATACATACTTTAATCCAACGTTGGATGGTAACGATAACTGGTTTATATCCACTATTGAAATGGAATACTCAGACCTTCAGTGGGTTAAAGAATTACCCTTAATTGATTACGTTGAACCAACAACGCCACCTGAAAACGAGTAATAGTTAACCCGTTATGTTATACATTAAGAGAAATAGTGAAAATAGGTTAGTGGTTACCGTCTCACAACATAAGACGTTGGATAACCCTAACTACTTATTTTCTTTTGAGCACGTTTTATCCAAAGATAAAACACGTTTTTACCCTAAAAACATATCTACATCAACTGACCGTTACGATGAGTTTGTGTTTATTGAGGGTGAAGAACCTGACGGGTATACAGGTGATATACCATTTGTGCGCTTTGCTCACGAGGGGCAACACTATTACAGTATATACGAAACTTTTAACACGGGGTCAACTAACCCACAATATGCGTTTGATAAGTTGGAGGAGGGTAAAGCGTATGTAGAGGACGATACTATACCGAGCCCATTTGACTTATACACTGCGGGTAACGAGAATAATGCTAACTTTATTTACTACGCTGACGGTATTAACGAGGAGAGAATAATGGTATCTTACCAAATGGATTTACCTAACGCTGACGCATTTACTGAGACCTGGAAATACGCATACCCTGATATTTACATACAAGATTTAGAGACAGGGGTAACTGAGGTATTACCAACTATTTTATCGGGTGAAACTGAATGTGCTTCTTACCAAAGGGCAACAACTGACATATACTACAAAGAGATTACTACTGGTTCCACGTGGAACGGGTTTAAGATGTATATGGACTACGACGATGTAGTTAGTAAAGGTTACGGCTTTGAGACAGCAGCATACCCGGGTCAAGATAAATTCAGTGGTTATACCTACTATAACTTTAGACCAGGTTTTATACCTCCGTTGTGGTCAGTTGACTATATAAAACACAATACAGATGGGACTACTGAAAGTGGCACTACAGCATGGACTGTTGACGTAAATGTGCCACGTAACTCACAGATTGCTACTATATCGGGTAATACCTCACCAGAATACACTGAGAGACAGAACGGGGTTACTGGTAATAGTATAAGTGACGTATGTAGGGCTTTACAGGGTGCCGGTTATGAACCAGGTGTTGCTAATAAAACGTTATACTTCTTTGATAGTTTACAGGCTTTATGGTGGGGTGCAGTTGGCCCTGTAAACTACAGTATTGAGAGGTGTGAAAGGGTATTAGATAACAATACTAACTACTACGGGTATAACGACGGTAACGACGTATATGTAGCACAGTTAAACGGTGACTCTACATTAACGTATGTATTTACGTGTATACCACCAACACCAACACCTACACCAACAGCGTCGGTAACACCAACACCAACTATAACACCTACACAAACAGCAACACCTACATTAACTCCTACATTAACACCAACGGGCACTCAAACACCTACACCTACACCAACGTCAACGGTAACCCCTACACAAACTATAACTCCAACACAAACTATAACCCCTACACAAACGGCAACACCTACATTAACTCCTACACAAACTATAACCCCTACACAAACAGGGACACCTACACCTACACCAACTATAACGCCATCTCCGTCTCAGGTAATAGAATTTAATTTATTAACTGAAGGTGAGGATACGATAACAACAGAGGGTAACGACCCGATTAGAACAGAGCAAAATTAAATAATATGGCTAACGTTAAAATAAGTGCTTTGCCTGTGGCAAATGAGATTTGGAACCTAAATGAATTGGTTGCGGTCGTTAACTCAGGTAACACAACAACATCAAAGAGGACGTATGGTTCCTTATTCTCCAACCATTCAGGGGGCACATATACCATAACATCAACAGACCAAACCTACGCTATTATTGCGTGTGGGTCTTCATCACCACAAACTCACATTAGAGTAGGTGGTATAAACAACGCAGCGGTTATCTCGTCAAGGGGCGCTAACATCTCCTCAGGGCAAATGAATACCATTATTGGCTCAGAGCAAAATAATGATAGTGACCAACCAACTATTAACGGGGGGCAATATAACACTATTATTGGCTCTAAGGGTGGTGTATCTACGAGTAGTAACTACCAGTTAATTACTAACTCTACCAGTTCACAAATCCAAGGTGGTGAGCATAATGCACTTATTGGAGGTAACAACAACCAAATAGGTAACGGGTCTTATTACAACTTAGTTGCCGCCTCAGAGTCGGTAACTCATGGCACTTTTGCCGGTGGTGGTTATAAAATGGTAACTTTAGCATCAGGTAACGGTAACTTAGAACAGGCAACAGAAACGTTTATTGCCGCTACAAGAAACTTTTCGTCACACCTACAGGGGTCTAACACAATGAGTATGATTGCGTCAAAGTCACCTACTATTGAACCTGTTACCAACTCTGCGGAGGTAATGAGTATTCTTAACTCAAAGTCGTCAACACTAAGACCTAACCAACACAACAGTATTATTATTAATAGTGATAGTGTTAGTATTGACGATAGTAACTCTTCACAAACACAAATCTCAGCAATTATTAACGGCTGGGGTGGTGGTATTAACGGAGCCGGTATCGGTGGCAACTACCAGAAAATGCTTATTAACACGTATGGCACTGAAATCACACACGGTGGTTCAAGGGTTGTTGCGTTAAACGCAAACGGTGGGACTATATCTGCAACAGGTGACCACAACATGCTTATTAATACTGAGAGTAAAGATATTACGGGGTCAAGAAACAAAGCAACTGTTATCGGTGTTTGGGATAATACACAACCAGTAGACTATGAAAATACAGTTTACGTAGGTGCTTTACACAACTACGGGCCACGTTCGGGTCGTGTAATAAATGCCGGTAACGTATCGGGTATAGTTGACGTAGATGGTTCCTTAGGTGAGATGTTTGAGTTTACTTTAACGGGTAATACCGCACCAAACTTTATTAACTTAAGAGAGGGGCAAAAGTTTTTATTTGCTATATACAATACTACATTCTCAGTAACGGGTGGGACTATTAACGGTGTTGGTGGTAACGTTCTTGCTAAGGGTGGCAGTATCTCACCAAGTAATAATTCTTGGTCTTTTTATACAGGTTGGTATGACGGCACAAGAGTATACTTAATTGAAGAAAACGGATTAAGTAGTATTTAATATTAATGAAATTAAACTAAAAATTATATTTAGTAGTATATGAGTAGTATAGACTTAAAAGCAATACAGTTTAACGAGGCAAACCTTCCAACGTTTGAGGAGGTAAAAAACAACCGAGATTGGATATTTTGGGGGTCAGATAACCTTTGGCCTAACCATTCCATTGACCTATACAACTACAGTAGTATTTTACGTAGTGCACTTAATAGTGTAATAGACGGGGTAATCGGTAAAGACCTATTGTTGGACGGTATTACGGCTGACCGTTATATGGCTAACAGCACAGAAACGGTATACGACGTTTATAAGAAAGTTGCTACTGACTTTGTGATACACAACGGTCTAACTCTTAATACCCTACTCCGCAGAGACGGAGAGGGTATTAGTGAGTTTTACCATATGGATATAAGTAAAATAAGGACGGGTAAAGCGGACGAATACGACAGGGTAAAGGGTTTTTACTTTAGTAGTGATTGGACTAACGTAAGAAAATATAAACCCGTTTATTTACCAACGTTTGACCTTAATACGGATACCCCTTCTCAGGTGTATTACTATAAAACATACCAGCCGTCTCAGTTTTATTACCCTGTTAACAGTTGGATAGGTGCACGTTACGCCGCTGAGATTGACGTAGAAATTAAGAATTACCATTTGCGTAACCTACAGAACGGTTACCACTCAGGGGCCATCTTTAGTATGAATAATGGTATTCCAAGTGAAGAAGAAAGAGAGTCCGTTTACCGCCACTTAGAGGAGAAATACACGTCAACTAACCAGGCTGGTAATATTATTGTTACCTTTAGTGAGGACAAAGAGCACGCACCCGAGATTACACCTTTTGCCAACGGGGCAACAGCCGATATGTTTATACAGTTAAACGAGATGGTTAACCAAACTATTCTCACCGCTGTCCGTATATCCAACCCGTCACTTTTAGGTATTAAAACGGTGCAGGGGTTAGGGTCAAAAGACGAGTTAAAGGACGCTTACGAGCATTTCTTGGCAACCCTTATTGAGCCGTTACAACAGAAAATAAATAAGGAGTTTACTAAGGTATTGTTTTACAAAGATAAAAAACAGTATGATATTACCAACGTGCAAAATACCTTATTTGACGATAAAAACGTAACTATAACAGAAGAATAATGGCCTCAGTCCTTTTAGTATCCGCAGAGAAAATTAAAGCGTTTGTAAACGTAAATGAAAACGTTAGTGAAAGCCTACTGTTATCCAACATTCAGGTTGCCACCGATTTAGGGTTACAGAGTATTTTAGGCACAAAATACTTAAACCATATTAAAACCGCAGCACAGGGTGGCACATTAACTACAGCCGAAACTACGTTACTACAGGACTACATACAACCGTATTTAATCCAACGTAGTTACTACGAGTGTATACCTGAGATATGGAGTAGGGTAATGAATAAGGGTATTGTTGTTGGTAATACTGAGGGTGGTAACTCTGTTAGTGCTGGTGATATGAGATACCTACGTAGCATTACTGAAGACCGTTTTAGTTTTTACGCACAACGTTTAATGGACTATATTAAAAACCACCCTAACGACTTCTCACTATACTTTAGTTACTCGTCAACTGACGGTATGGCACCGTCAAAAGAAAACTACTTTAGTGGTATACATATTACTAACAGTATGCCACGTAAATTGCCACCTAAAGGTATTAAAGGGTATTTAGACCCGTCCAGTGACTACTACTGTTGTGATTAAGCATTTATTACAAGAAAAACTATTGTTGGTTAATACCGGTGTATTAACCATATCCTTCATGGATATTGAGAGCACCCTGCGTGTAATATTACTTATATTGACTATATTACTTAGTATAGTTAGGTTATACCAGAAACTAAAAAACGACGATAATGCCGATACCGAAGCCTAACAATACCGAAACACAACAACAGTATATTACCCGTTGTTACAAAGCAATTAAGGACGAATACCCTACAGCGGCTCAGTCGTTTGCCATTTGTTACCAAAAGTATAGAGACCGTAATAAATAGGTTTTAACGGGGTTTTATTACCAACCTGTTATATCCACCCCTTTTTCTTGCATACGTTTATAAAACTGTTTATAAACGGGGTTGTCGTCGTTATACAACTCGTAACCTAAGTTAGTTAATATCTCCTCAGTATGTTTACCTATCCTACTATAGTTTACACTATTACTTTTAACCTCTCTAAGTGTAGTCCCTTTGTCTTTGCTACGCCTACTCCTACATTCTTTACATTGCGTATCTTTACCGTCACGCGCTGCGGTGCGGTTGTGAAACTCACTAAGTGGTTTTATTATTTTACACCCTCTACACTTTTTTTGCATAATATACTTTTCTTTGGTATAAATATAGTATAGATTTATATTTATATAAAGGAGGGGGGTTTTTTTCTTTTAAGAATTTATTTATTCGGGTGTTGCTCCCTTAACACCAGTTACTTTTTATCCCCTCTCCTTTTTTTTTACACTTT